GATCTCACCAAGTGTTAAAGTCATTCCCATTATTTTTCTTAAACCATTTTGTTGCATTGCTACATTAGTAGAAGACGCTTCTCTTAAAGCTGTTCTTGCTGCAACACCAGACAATCTTATTATTTCTGCAGGCCATGATACAAAACTTCCAAGAGGTATTAATCTTATATCTCTTACTATTTCTGGAACTAAACTATATGTAGGCATTAAATTTCTAGCATACCATGCTGAGAATTCATCAACAGCATCGTCATATGTTTTTGTTTTACCAGTAATTTTAGAAATAGGGTTGTGTTTTAAACCGGTTACAAGTTCTTCTTGTATAATTAAATCTTTTTTATTACCTTTAAAAATATTATTTAAATTATTTCTATTCCACACATAAGCATACTCTTTCCATACGTTATCTCCTGCTTGATAAAATTGAGTAGCCCTATCCATAAATTTAGTGTTTAAAGTCCCAGTCATAAATTTATCTACTGCTGTAGGATTTTCATTTAATTTTTTAATCACGGATAACATTTCTTGAGCTTCAATACTTTCATCTAGGTACCCTAATTTTATTCCTTTATTAACTCTTTCTATAAATGTTTGATTATTAAATGCCTTACCTGCCCCCGTAATATCATCATAAATAAATTTAAAAGCATCTTGTGCGGTTCCCTTACCACCTATCCATCCATATCCAATTACAAACATGGGAGTTGATACAACGTTTCTCATTTGTGTATCAAAACTTAAACCTGTTTTACCAAACTGAACTCCTGTTTTAAATTGCATCAAAGCTCTATAGGCAGTATTCTTTAATAGTTTATCCAATAGTCCTTGACTACCTCTTAATGCTTGTATCATTGCAGGGTTAGCATACATCTCACTAATTTTACTTTTTAACATACCCATACCTGGTAAATTTCCTACAGGCATTAACTGTGTATCTAATCTTCCTTTATCTTTTTTTAAAAAACCTTTCTTTAATCCAATCTCCATAATGTCATCGTATAGTTTTTTAGTTTCGATACCGGTAATCATTTCAACTACCGTTTGTAAAATTTCAGACTTAGCATTTTTTTCCTCACCTAATAATTTTCTAAATGCTTTAGGTAATTCTTCTCCGGTAACAATTACTTTGTCACTGTTTAAAATATTTTTAGATACTCTTTGTAAATATTGAATAGGATCTCCAGCAAAAGTTTTATAATCTACAATCATATTTCTAACACTGGCTTCAGCATACATGTTAAGAGCTTGCTTCTCTGAAACTCCTGCCATTTTAAATGTGTTTATAGCTTCATCTTGCATACCTCTATCCTTAGACATAATTTTAAGCATGGCTTGAGTAGCTTCAGCAACTACTTCTTTAGGAGGAGTATGTAAAGCATTAGTAGTTACAGCCATAGATTTTCTCATGTAACTACCTATAATAGGTATAAGAGTATCTTTAAACTCACCGTCAGGTAACATTTTTAAAAACTTAGATTTATTTGGATCTAATCTTTTCTTTAATCCTTCGGCGGACTCTCTCATTTCTTTGGGTAACTTTGATAATTTTATTTGATTTTTTAAATAACCTACAACTAATTGCATTTGATTCTCTATTTCTAAAGGTGACACTGCTTTTTTATTAAACAATTTATTTTGAGATTTTACTAATTTGTAAGCAGATACTTCCAAGTCTTGTAGAAATTTTTTAACTAATCTGTTTTCTGCTTTAATATTAAGACCTGCTTGTTCTTGTAAACTATAAATTGCATTAGGAGTTTTAAATTCTTTAGTAAAATAATTAACTGCTGTTCCTATTTTTGCTAATCTAGCTTTTAAAGGGTTGATGTCTGTAGTAGTAAACATTTTCCAATCATCTAATGGTGGTATTTTTCCTTGGTTTTTAAAAGATAATTGTTTATCATACCATGCAGATCCTTTAGTTCCAGGTACATCTTTAAGTCTAACTCCTCTAAGAATAGGTTCCATTGCTTTAAACATAGCAAACTTTCCACCTTTTCTTAAATTTTCAGCAATAGCTTTTGTAGTACCAGGTACTATTTTTTTACTATACATTAAAGTAGGTGTTGTGTATTTGCTAAAAGGAATTTTCATTCCTGAAAGTGGAACTTGACCTGTTAATATTTTACCTACTGGACTAAACACAGTAGCGTTTGCTACTCTTCCACCTACTGTATAAGTAAGTCCTGCAGTTTTTAAACCAAACTTTAAACCTTGTGGTACAGCTCTTCCAATTAATCCCCACGTTGCTCCTATCTTAGTTCCTGCAAAACCAAATCTAATTTTGTTTTTTAATCTAGCTTTTGCTAAAGCTCTACCCGACTTACCCGCTTCACCTTCAAAAGATACTTCAGGATTATCTATTAAATTAATATCGGTAAATGGAATTCTAAAATTAGGTGGATCAATGGTATCTCCTTTATTACCTACAACAAATTCTGCAGCACCAAAACTTGCAGCGTTAAATCCTACACTTGCCAGTGCTTTAGAACCATATCTAGCTGTTCTACTTTGTAATTTAGAAAGTTTACTTTTTAAAACTATGTTTAAAGGTCTAAGTAGTTTTGTAGCAAGACCAAAAGGTAAACCATATTCTACTAAAGTTTTTGTTACTTGCTCACTCATAGTATTAGGATCTTTAAGACCCATTTTTTTATACATGTCGTCATAAATATTATCTAATTTTTGTGTAAGCTCCCATTTTTCATCGGCAGCTAAATCAATAGGAATTGTTAACATTTGTCCAAAACTATAACCGGCTTCTAATAAACCATTCATAGCTGCGCTAGTTAATTGAGTCTTACCTATGTTTTGATAAATATTTTCACCTGTAATTGTGTTTACATAAGTTTTATTATTTATTTTAATGATGTTTTCATTGTTAAAAGCTAGGTCATTTGCAATCTCGGTTTTTTTTTCATTACCTATTTCAGGTCTTTCTCCACCTGTTGCAAAAATAAGAGACTTAACCCATCCAGCTGTTTCCGGATCTTCTTCTGCTTTTAATTTTAAATCTGCTGTTTTTGCTAAATCTTTTAGACTAGGTTGATTGTCACTGTTAATTGTTTTCTTAATTACTTTTTCAGCAGTCTCTGTAGTTATTTTAATCTTAGGAAGTTCAGTGCTATACTTAGGTACGTCTTCTTTTTCTTTTGTAAATAAATTTTTAAGAGGATTTAAAATAAATTTAGAAACGTCTCCACGTATGGACCTTGTACTTGGATTTTCTTTTACTCTTTTAGTTTTAAAGTTTTCATCTGCCATAAGATCATGTTAGACCTGTGGTAACACAAGTTCAACCCCATATTTTACATTAAACTCATCAACATCTTGTTGAGTAGCAATATTAGAAAATTCTAGTAACGCTTCATCACTTGCTGCAAGTAATTTTACAACATCATCAGAAACTTCTGGAGGTAGTCTTAGTCTTATTTCGTCATACGTTAAGGGAGCTGAAGAACCTTCAGCCATTGCATTATTCATGGCATCTTCAGAAGCACCTTGACCATATTGTTCATCTATTTCTGCATCTGTAGAAGGACCATTCACTGTTTCTGTTTCAGAAACCATTTCAGTTAAACCACCTGTAGCATAACCAGTTGTCAAACCTCCATCTTTTTGTCCACTAGAAGCTCTTTCAATTACTTTGCTCCAATTAAAGGTAATATCATCTTGATCCAGACCTTGAGCTTCTACTTCAGCTTTAATTATAGATTCGAAGAATTGTCCAGCTCTGCCTGATTTTAAGAAAGCAAGTAAGTATTCATCTTTAGGTTCCAAAACTCTAAGTGCCGAGTTAACAAGGTCTAATTCATTATTAATTTTTGTTTTAGCATTGGTTAATTTTTCTTCATTAGTTTTACCTTCAATATTATTTTCTGTAATATAAGTTACTAGTTGAGTTGGATCTTCTAAGATACCAGAAAGTGTTTGTTTTCTTTCACCATATTTTTTAAGGTCTTCAAGTTTTTGAGTTAATGCAAATCCACGGTCCGGTCTGTAGTTTCTACTTTTCATGATAGCTCCAGCCATATCTGTAATAGCACTCTCTTCGTTCTGTAATAACTCAGCCCTAGCTGCAGTTTTAGCATCTAAACTTCCTGCCATATCTGTACCTAATTTTGATAAAGAAGGCGCAGCTGATCTTAACGCTCCACCAATACCACTTCCTTCAGAAGGTGCTGCTAATATATTTGCACCGGCACTAGCTATTCTTAGATAATCTGCAGTGCTCATACCTTTTTTCTTAGGTAACTCCGGTCTAGATTTTCTAACCGCTTCTATAATTTCCATGTAATCTTTTACTTCTCCACCACCATCATAACCCACTCTACCGCCGGTTGCTAAATTAGCTATACCCATTTGATCTATAACTTTTAAATCTTCTTTGTCTTCAACACGGCCACCTCTGAACATGGGTCTTCTTAAAATTCTACTCATTATTGTCCGAACATTCCTCTCACAGCACCACCTAATCCAGCGGCCCCGATTCCTAATCCAAGTAACTGTTGAGTTGTACTTGGTGGAGGAGTTGATTGCATTTGTGTAGCTGCTGGGAATCCACCGATAACTGATGCTAACTGTGGAGCAACTAATCCTAGTTGTGTGTAATCTGCAAAGGCTGTTTCTCTAGCTGCTTCTTGGTCCGCGGCTAGTCTACCTTGTTCAATTTGTCTTTGTTGCCCACCTAATCCAGCTTGGTATCCACCTAAACCTTGTTGAGCTTGTAGTTGTTGTAATGCTTGTGCTTGTGAATTTTCAAAACCACCTTGTCTTAATTGAGATTCTTGCATTGCTCTAGCCATATCAGCACTTGCTTGATACTCACCCATCATTGCAGCTTCTCTACCACCACCAAAAGCTCCAGCACTTACGGCTTGATTTCTTAGTGCACCTAAACCTTTTTGTTGTTCTCTTTCCATTGATGCAAGAGAAGTATCTATTACATCTTGTTGGTAGGGACTTTCAAATTGTTGATATCCTTGTGGACCTAGTAAATTACCTAAACCAGCTGCTGCTGTTTGTGCTTGTGTTTCTAAACCAGTTTGACCTGCTACAAAATTTCTACCGGTATAAGTAGAAGTAGGTATTGAAGTACCTAATAATCCTAAACCTTTATTTGTTATACCAAGACCAGCGGCCTCTACGAATGGTTCCCTTAACTGTCTTGTTATTGTTTCTGGCATTATGCTTGTCCTTCTAATTGTTTCATTTGATCGTACATAAGGTCAGCACCTTTTTGTACACTTCCACCACCTGCTGCTCTTACTGCATCAGCTGTCATTACAAATTCGTTTTTAGATAATCTTGCCGGAACATCATCTGCTCTTTCTGCTTTACCCATAGGCACAAATCCACCGCCTCTTAAATCCATTTCGTTACCACCCATACTCATTAGTCCACCATTAGCAGCCATCATTCTTTCAGGAGCAATTTGTTCTTGAATATTAACACCCATTCCATTCATAATCCCACCTCTAGCTTTATTTTCAGCCATGTCTTCTTTCATAGCTTGAGCCATTGCTGATGCAAAATCCATACCTTCGTCTTGTAATTCTTTTACTCTTTCCATCAATCTATCATCTACAGATCCGCCGTCCGCGAGTCTAAGTTCTCGGATCGGTTGGTTTTCTAATTCAGGATATAACATGTCGTATCCTTTTTTAGCATAAGTTAAACTGTCATCAAATTCTTCATAGTCATCATCACCCATTAAAATTTGATTTTTAACTGAGTCAGTTATAGAAATATCTCCACCTTCTTGATCTTCATATAAAGTTTTTTCTATAGCTGTTCTTCTATCTTTATTTTTTTTCTTTCTTTCGTCAGTTAATTCAATACCACCTTCAGATCCTTCACTATAACCGGCTCTGCCACCATACATCATTGCATATCTTGCACCAGGAAATCTTTCTTCCATAGTTCTTCCATCTTCATCTCCCATTGGTCCAGGCATTGGAATAGGTCTCATACGAGGATCGTTTGGATCCCTAGGAGAAAGTTCAGGCATTGGAATAGGTCTACCTTCTGGCATTCCTTGTCGTCTAATTCTATTCATTAAATCATTACCACTCATGTCATCCATGTTGCCACCCATGTCACCTAAGTTTTCTGGCATCGCTGGAGTCTCTCCATAATAATCTTCCGCTCCTGAATCTATTCCTATATTTCTTCTGTATCCATCATCAGGAGTACCATCTAATCCTTGTGGACCAAAACCTTCATTGGCATCTGACATTCTATTTATAATTTTTCTTTGTGCTACTTCTGGATCAACACCATATCTATCTATTAAAATTTCTATAAGTTCTTTTGCTCCTCCTGCAGGACCAGTTACTTTAATTAACATATCTATAATCATATCTACTTTATCTCGATTGTTAGATACTAAATTTCCAATTCCTTGTGCTGCTTTTCCCACTATACCAGGAACTGTATAATCCTGAACATCTTCTATAATTTGATCTGTATCTACAAAATCTCCCATAGCATAACCAACTCTACCGCCGGTTCTATATCCGTATGTATCTAACATACCATCAACTTCATCCATGTCCCACGTTCCGGTACCTTCGTAAATTGCTCTGATAGCTGCTCTTCTACCTGCTTTGTCATTGATACCTTGAGCTGCCATTTCTCTATTGTATTTTGCTAATGCATCTTCATTTAATTCTGCTGCTTTTATTCCAGCGTCTATGGCTCCTAGACCACCCACAACTTTAACTGCATCCATACCTTTTGGATCAGCAAATCTTTTTGCTGATTCTGCAAAAGATTTAGCATCTTTTCCTTCTCCCGCTGTGTTTAAAAATTTACTTAATCCTTTAAATTTACCAGTGTCTCCAGAATATTTAGTAAGGCCAGCTATACCAGAATCTAATGCTGCAGGTGCTGCTGCAAATGCACCGGCTCTAAGAACATCTTTTAAATCTGCTTCATCATCAGTAAGACCTCTAGCTAAAGCTGCTTTTGTAAAACTTCCACCTATAGCTCCAAGTCCTTGGAAACCTGGTATCATTGCTGCTGCATAAGGTATAAAAGGTCGTACCTCTTTAGGTATTAACTTTTTAACTTTACGTCTTAATCCTGAAAAAAATCCCATAGTTTATATCTTTATTATATTGTTGAATGGCAAGATAGCAAGTCTTGTATGTATGCTAGTGTCAGCCATTTTACTCGTTTTTATGCTTCTAGTCAATCTAGAATATATTAGTTTTTGCGCCTAAATCAAAATTTGCCACAGTTATATTAACGTCTCTACGTACGTGTTCTGGCTTAGTTTCTGTATTAGGATCTTGTATATCAGCTAACGCTTCGGCGTCAGAATTATACTCTTCATTTGTTAATGTATTGGTTAAAGTTACTTCACATTTAGGTACTATAATTGGTACTTCTTTACCATCAATTAATTCATATCTTATTGATGATTCTGTTTCTATAAATGACATTATCTATCCTCTCTGTTAATTTCTAAAATTGATGCAACCACAAACAATCTATTTGCATCAGCTGCAGTTACTTCTAATACTTCATTTTCTAACATAATTAATGGTTCAGTCAATAGTTGATCTGATGCATTGGCACCTACAGCTTTAGTTTTAAATAAAGTAAACTTAGCAGCACTTGCTGGATCACCAGCAAACAAATCTAAAGTAATTGTAGTAGCACTGCCACTATCACTACTAACTAAAATAGATTTTACAATAGACCTAGAGTTTGAAGGTACTGTATACAAAGTTGTAGCAGTAGCGGCTGTTAAATCTAATTTTGAATTTTTATATATATTTGCCATATTAGCCTAATCCAAACCAAGTATATCTTTCTTGATCTTCTTTTAGTTGTGTTAAAAATGTAGCGTTTAATTGTTCTACAACTGTAGCCAAAGCTCTGTTAATCTGTCTTTGATTATCTTCACTATATTCTTTTCTAGGCTCAGGTAATCTTACTACAATTTTTGTCATTATCTTCTTCCATCTGGTTGTAGGTCAGCTTGGAAAGTACCAAATCTCCATGACTCCCCGGCTCCTACGTTTGCTATCTTGAGAGCAGCATATCTACCTCTAGCTCTGGTATCTACTTTAGTAGTAGTTGAGGTAATTGTAAAGGGACTTAATGATGTTACTGTATTAGGATCTGCTGGATAGTCAGCTACAGAAAGAGTTACTTCTGCACTTCCTGTCAACACTTTAAAGTTAGGTAAGAATCTTCTCATAGCTAAAAAGTATTCAGCAGCACCTTGATCTGTTTGTAAAGAGAAATCATAAGATTGAATAAAAGATGTTAACGTTGTTATTGTACCATCTGGATTAATTTGATCTGTTCCTATTTCATGCTCAAAGAATAAAGTTTGACCTAGTCCTGTCTCACCAATGACATTTGGGAATGTACCTGTGTTAGTACTTTTAAAAGCTGTAGCATAAGGTTTTGGATAAATTAAAGAATCAATCCAAGCCGTTCTTATAGAATTAGTATTGACTCCTGTATACCAATTTCCCATTGGTAAACCTGGAGTATTATTTTGACCATAGTTATATACTACATATCTATCATTAAAATCTTGTCCTGCACTTGGATACCACCATGTAACTTCGGTAAACAAATTATTAATACCGGCACAGATTTGTTGACCTTTAGTTGTATCAGCATCATCATAAATATAATCTTCTACTGAACAAGGTAATGAGTTTACAGTACCATCAAAAGAAAAGAAACCATTGTTAGACATCCAGTAAGCTACACCATCAATTTCAATAGCTGCATTCTTACCTATTAATCCACAGTTAGTACCAACTTGCTCAAAGCCAAATGTAAAAGGAGCTCCAACAAATTTCATTGTATACAAAGAGTTATCTGTCCATACTAAAATATTTTCCTTAGCTGCAATAGCTCCCATAATTTTTGTACCATCTTGTAATCTTTGAGAACCTGCTGTGTTAGTTGCTTCAATAGTATATGTATTTATACTTTCTTGATTAGAAAATCTAATAAACATATCATCTTGTGTAGCTGCGTCTCCAATAGTTACCTCTGTTCCAAAATGAATTAAGTGTCTAGTTGTAGGTGATATTAAAGTTTCTCTGGTAGCTGTAGGATTACCTACTCCAGTAGTTATAGCTGTTTCAAATCCAGATGTAGTAGTAGAAGCTCGTGTTGTAAATCTTGCAGAAACTCCAGCATTCCATGTAAAAGTTTTACCATTAGAAATTGTTGCAACTAATACTTGACCAAAATTATTTAAAGACCATAGTGCAGGTTCTAGTGTTACTGTAGATGCTTCAACTGCATTACCCCAACCTGTAAAGTCCGTTGCATTAGTAACAATTGCTTCATCAGAATGAGCCGCGGCCGTCGTTCCTTTGGCCCCACGTACTGCTCCGGTTAAAGTGTTTGTTCCTTTGCCAGTGTAGGTAATAAGTTCTGATCCAATTAAAAGTGTACCTGCTGTAGGAAACCCTGCGTTAGCTGTTACAGGAATTATATTAACTGAATTACTTATGTTACCATTTAAATCATTAGTTAGTGCTCCAGAAACTGTTCCGCCAAATTCACCAACACCAAAACCATATCCATAAGTTTGAGCTGCCGGACCAAATTTTTGATAAGGTTTAACAATCATAGATCCACCAGTTGATACTGCACTGGTTGCTTGATTTAAAGAATCAATTGTAAAAGTTGTAGGAGTTGGAACTAATAATACTTGAAATAGTTTATCTTCAAAATCAGCATTTGCCAGTCCTGTACCACTCGGTAAAGTTACTGAATCTAAAACAATCATATCTCCTACTGCCAATCCATGGGCCGCGGTAGTTGTAACAGTACAAGTTTTAACTGACGTACTGTTTGTTGCTAAGGTAGATGATGTAAATGTAGTTAGTGTTCCAGCATTGTTACTACGAAAAGGAGTTATATCAAAAAGTTGTCCTTCAAAATAAAGAAGTAAAAATTTATCTGTACCTATAGCTGTGTATCTGTTTCCTTCTAAATCAACAAAGGAATGTAATTTTCTTGAAACACCTACGATACTTTGGTTAAGTAATGATTGCCATCCTCCAACTTTTTCTGGAAGTCCATATCTAAATCTAGTGTTATCTGAATCTACCCAACGACCTACCGCACCAACACTGGTATCTTGTTTATCTATTCCTGGTGCAAATTTAATTTGTTGAAGAGCCATCTGTTAGCTCCTATGCCGTATTCGTTTTATACGCCCAGCCTCTTGTAGAATCTATGTATACTAAAGTTATGGCTTGACCATTAACGGCTAATGCTAAATTGTTAGTACCAGAATTAATAGGTTGACCATTTCTTGCAACGGTCACATTGTTAGATCCAAAAGTTCCTCTTGCATCAATAATAACTACTTCATCTCCAATTGCTGGAGAAGCTGGTAATGTAATTGTAACTGTTGTTTGAGTTGTGTTTATTAAAAGTTGATCACCTGCCACTGCTGTGTATGCGGTGATAGAAGAAGAAGTAATAGTAAGATATCCTTTTTGTGTAATAGCTTTAGTTGTATTAGAACCATCTGATTTCACAAGCATTATTGCTGCTACTGGAACGGGTAACGCTGTTCCACTTGCTGTCTTTACACTTAGAGTAAATTTGTTTGCTGTAGTTCTATCTGTTGTATCTTCTATTATAAAAACTCTTTCAGAACCTGAAGGCATAATTAAAGTTTGGTTACGTGCTAAAGTTCCGGTTAATTTAAAATATAAATTTTTACCATTAGATACTGCACCATCAGTTATAGGTATAGTAATATCTGCATTACCAGCCATAGATAAAGATAAGAAACCTGAAGCTGCTTGTTGTAAAATTTGTAAGTTAGTATTTGTAATAGAGCCCCATAGACCAGCTTTTTCACCAGTTGCTACAAGTTCTAATTTTAAATCGTTTGAATAAGTTGATGCCATATTAGTAAGGTTCTATTTTTGTCCATGTCATATTTACTCCTGGAATAATTTCATTCCAAGTAATAATCCCTGGTTGTTTTGAATCTACAACTAGTTGAGATCCTACAGGAGTTATTAACGCTGTTCCAGTTACTGTAACACTTCCTGTTGATAAGGTCAACGCATTTCCAGTTACATTTGCTGTAGCGCCTCCAGAGGCTACGACTGTGCCAACACTTAATGTAGTAGCATTACCAGTAACAGAAAGGTTAGCATCTGCACTAATTGTTACAGTTCCTGTACCTAATGTTAATCTATTTGGATTTGGAATTTCAACAATAGTACCGGCTATAATATTAACATTACCAATACTAATCTCTAAGGCATTACCTGTTACTTGTATTGTTACATTGTTGTCATCATCGACCGTAGAAAAAGGTCGTTCTGCAAATGAGGCAAATCCGAAGAGCATTGGTTAACTCTCCAATGTTTCTATTCTAGATTTTAAACTATCGTTTTGTGCTTTAAGTTCTT